TGCTTGTTCCCAATCTTTTCTAGAAGATTTGTAGTCCATGTAATTTTGAACCATTTCGTTTCCAATCGGTTCTAAATTTTCTTCTGGTAAAATATCTGCTAAGTTATCAAAGTGTGATTCTGTTCCAGGTATGTTAATTGCACCTGGTTCAAAGTCGATCGTTGCACCACCATCTTCTTCTGGTACTACTTCAACCGGTCCTTTTTGTTCTGCTTCTTCTTCCTGAACACTAACTTCTTCTGCCATCTCTTCTTCTGAAGGGATGTCAAGTTTAGTTCTAGTGTTAGGGAGTCCTTTGTCTATATCTGCCATTTATTACTCCTAATAGTTTCTAGCACGTTTCATTAATGATAGCAACCCTTGTGGGTTAGGCCCTGATTCTGGTGGTGGGCCTGATGAATCACCTGCTTCTTTTGCAATACCTCCACCTGCAAAAAAACCTAAATCTATATTCATTGATCCTCCATCTGCTTTTTTAACTTTTTTAAGTGGAATACCATTTTCAAATCTAGGGAGACCAAAATAATCTAGTTGACTATTCATACCTAATAATTCTCCTGTTTCACTATTTATCATAGCTTGTTCTTTTCCAAAAAATCTATTACCTATTTTTACAAATTGATTCATTTCTTTCATATAACTATCAAACTCTTTTAATCTTAAATCATACTCTGGATCATCCGTTTTATTCCTAACATAAGCTTCCATTGATTTAAAAAGACCTTGATTTGTTTTATAATCTAAAATGTTTCTATTTTTTAAAAATTCTATATTTTTTTGACCACTTGTTTTAGGGATAGTATGAGAAATATCAAATAAACCAGAATTATCTTTTGATCTTTCAATCATTTCTTTATTAGTTTTTTTAATACTAAAATCTAATTTACCTGTTTCTTTATCTAACGTTGTGTTTAATGCTTTAACTAAATTAGGATAATCTGTAACAACCAACTCACCTGTTTTAAACATTGTATTTAAATTATTAAGATTTTTTTCTTGTATTTTAATATTTGTTAACTCCGACTCAGTTACATATTTTCTAGCTTCTTTTAACCTATTAACAGCTTGTATGTTTCCATAATTAGGTGCTCTTTTAGGAGGATACTCTGCTTTAAAATCAGGATTATTTTTTATTTTTTTTACAGTTTCTTCTATTTTTCTAACATTAGTATTAAATAATTTTGCTAAATCTTTATTTTGCAATGCTGGATTATCTTTTCTACCAGGACCATAATTAATTCTTTCCGCTAAATTTTTTTCAAAAAATTCTTTAGCATTAACTATGTTTCCATCTTTCAACGTTACCGTTTCTGGGAAAAAACTTTTATCTTTAAAATTAGTAATTGTATTTTGTTCAATTGCTTTTGTTTGAAATTTATTATTCATTAACTCAATATACTGAGGATCAGTTCTATCAAAATTAGCTTTACCTTTTGGTAAATCTATTTGACCGTATTGAATTACTTCATTTAAATTACTTATTTGAGGCATTAAACCTACTACCTCTGAATAAATTGGAAGTCTTTTTTCTTTTTCTTGAAACTTATTTAAAACTAAATTTACTAATTCACTTTTATCTCCCATAGTCATCGTAGGTTGAGTTTTACCTGGCTTTGTTTTTTGTGCTCTGTAATCAGTGATAATATTTTTTATTTCAGAAACAGTACCCGGATTTAGTTCTTCTATTTTTTTCTGACCACGTTTTTTAGGAGACTCTTGTTTTCTATTTTCAAAAATAGTTGGTAGCTGTTGTGTTTCTGCAGGAAAACCTTCTATGTTAGGTAACTGTTTTGTTTCTGCAGGAAATGATTCTTTTGTATCTATTTCAACTTCTGGTTTTTCCCCTGTTGTTGTATCTATTTTGATAGGTGGTTCTGCAGGAAAGCCTACAGATTTAGTCATCTCTCTAATCTTCTTTGCTTCTTTTTCCATCTCATTTGCATCAGGTGCTATAACTGTTCCGTCTCCTGTATCTTGGACATCTGAAAAAAATGTATCATAAACTCTTTTACCTATCGCTGTTCCACCAAGAGCTTCTACTCCTTTTTGAAACAAAGGTTTAACACCAGGTATTTTTGGAGCATTCTTTAAGACTAAAGAACCTACATTGTATCCAATCCGTCCGCCATCAGCTCGTGGGTTACGTTTCATAAAGTCATTAACAAGTTCTATGTTTTTAACTTCTTGTTTTGGTTCTGGTCTGTTGATTTGATCTGCTGTGGTTACGATATCTGGATCATCGTATAAATCTTGAAGTTTTCTGATTGCAGAAAGAAGATCTTCCATTACTCACCTAACATTCTAGCAACACCACCGCTAGCTTTTTTAGTGACTGTCTTTTCAATAACTTCTATGATGTCATCTTCAATACCCATCTCATCCCGTTTTCCAGGTTTGTAATAAATTTCTTTGCCACCTTTTTTAATTGTGTAACTTCCATCCATTATATCTTCTTCAACTTCAATACCTTTGTGTTTTTTCTTAGTTATCATTTCTTTAACTCTTCTACCGGATTGTGAAATAGTTTTACCTAATGTCATAACTGTTTCTATGATTTTATTTAATGCTGGTCCTGATAGCTCTGCAGCTTTTGCAACAACCGGTGCTGCCTTTCCTATAATTTTAGATGCTCCAAAGGGTAGCATCGATGCAATACCTGCAGCTGCTTTCATAAAGGTTCTTCTTCTAGGATCTTTTGGTCCGTCCTTGAATGCTGCACGTCCACCATCTGCTAAACCTATAAAAGGTCCTGCAGCATCTTTTGCAGCTACAACTAAATCAAATAATGCCGTTGTGTTAAGACCAGAAAGTATTGGACGTTCTTTATTAAAAAATAATTTTTCAAACATTCCAGTGCCATCTTTAAATGCTGCACGTCCACCATCTGCTAATGTAATTGATGGTGCTCCTCTATCTGGTATTGAAGATGTATCTCCCATTTCATTTAATATTTCTCTAGCTTTTATTTCAGCTTCTTCTGGATCCATACCTTGATCTAAAAGATCATCAAAGATTTTTTCTAATAATCTTTCATTCATATCGTTAGAAGCCATCTGCATGATACCTTCACCGTCTTTTAAACCAATACGTCCGCCGTCTGCTGCAAACTGTCCTGTTGGTCTTGTAATTTTTTTGTCTAATACGTCTCTTATTTCTTGATCAGTTATTGTTGGGTTAAATTCAAATCCAGCAGCTTCTTCAAACATTCTTATATCATCTACATCTTGTGAAGAACTATATTTTGGTTTTTTAGAAACAGGATCTATTAAACGATTAATATCAGCAGCAGATACATCTGCCATCTTCATAATACCGTTATTTTCATCTTCTGTATCCAAGCTACTTTGATCCCCAAGAATTTTATCCATTAAAATTTTTCCACCAACATTTTTTGCTATACCTAAAGGATTTAAATTTATTAAATTTTTAAAATAAGAAATGTCTCCAATTGTATTACCTACTCTTCTAATTTTATCTTTTACATTTGGTTTAGTAACTGTTCTAGTGACTACTGGAGGTGGTTTAGATCCTCCGCCACCACCTGGTCTTTCAACAGGTGATGTTCCTGTATTTTGATAACCACCTTTTAGTCCTGTGTTAGCAGATCTAGTTGCACCAGAAACAGTTCCCATATCAGAACCTCCTGCATAACCAATACGTCCGCCGTCAGCATACATATCCTCTGGATCCATATCTATGTTTTTTAATTTGTCATCGACTGCATCCATGATCCGTTTAGCATCGTTCTTAGTTAAATCTTTGTATGGACCTTCTCTTTTAATTATTTTGTTTGCTTCTTTCATAACTTTGATTCCGTCCATGTTTTTAAAACTGTCAATTGTAAAATCTATGAATTTAGGATTCATAGCTTCCTTTGTTTTCATGATCCCTGATTTAACAACCTTGGGCGCTACGTTTGCATCTTTAATCATCATTGATGTAAAATCATTAAAGTACCCTGGAGCATTTTTATCTAATTGTTTGCCGCCTATGATTGGTTTACTTGGATTAATTGGATTACCTTGCATGTCCAAGATTTTTCTCATCTCTTGAAATCTTAACATTGCTTCTTGTTTAATTTTTATAAGATCTAGTCCTGTCGGTTTTTGACCTCTAACTTTTTGATAACCTTTAACCAGTTGGTTAAAAATTTCTGGCAGTTTCATTCCAAATCTTATCATTAATAATACTTCCTTTTAGTTTTCTCGACTGGTTCGTCGACATAGTCTTCAGGGTGATCTATTAATCCACCTTGTCTGAATCGCATGATAGCTTGAGT